GGGAAATAAAAAATATAAAACCAACAATTTTAAAAAAATTCATTATAAAGGGAAAATTTATGGACCTGTTGTTCCTCCGTATTTTAATATTTTAATCAGACACAGAGGAAGAATAATGTTTATTGGACAGTCTTCTGAATTTGCTTTTATAGGAGTAGACGAATTAACGCAAATTCCCAAAGAAACCTTTGACATTTTGGTAGAAAGAAATAGGTGGGCAGGATTAAAAGATGTTAAATTTATAGCAGCATCTAATCCAATTGGACCATATAAGGAATGGGTAAGAAGACTATTTATTGAAAAACAATTGGAAAATTCCGCAGTTTTATATCTTTATAAGGGTGATAATCCTTATTTACCCGAAAACTATTATGATGAACTTGCTAAAAATATGGATGAACCAACTAAAAAAGCATTATTAGAAGGTGATTGGTATGCTTTAGATGACATACAGGATAAAGAGGGTTATTTACCATTATTGACATCAAAACAATTAAATGATGCAATTATAGACTATCAATACACTTTTGAAACTGCAGTTTTGGGAGTAGATCCAGGAGCAGGAGGAGATGCAACAACAATTGTTATAAGAGACAATTCAATAGCAAAAATCTTATTCAACAAACAACTTTCTGATACTATGCAAATTTTACCTTTAATTGCTGATTTTTACAAGCAATATAGGCTTTATGGAATTGTTATAGATATCACAGGAATAGGGAAAGGAATTTACGATAGATTAAATGAGGTTGGCCTATTTTCAAGAACTTTAGGAATATCCTTTGGACAAAAAGCAGATGAACCAAATAGATTTTTCAATAAAAAAGCCGAACTCTTTTGGAGATTAAGAGAATGGATTTTAAAAGGAGGAAAACTTTTAAAAGATAATGGGTGGAATGAATTATTGGAAATCAAATATAAGCATCAATCTGATAGAGTTATTAGAATTCAACCAAAAGAAGAACTATTGAAAAAGGGCATAAAATCTCCAAATGTTGCTGATGCTTTGGCCTTGACATTTGCCGTAGACCTATCCGCAATGCTAGAGTTTGACAAAATGAAAGAGTTTATGGTAGAATAGAGATGAAAGGCATTTATGGAAGGCGAGAAATTTGATCTAATCAAGGATGAGGTACGGGAACTCCTGGAAAGGTTTTACAAAGAGGAATTCACCTTAAAGGAGGCCAAGATAGATTTACGGGGAGTAAACCTAATCTTCGATTGTCCGCGAAAGGAGGCGAAGGCGAAAATTTTGGGGAAAAGAGGAAAGCACATCCAGCTTGTAAGGAAGGCCATGAAGCTTTTCGGTTTCATAAATTATCAGGCGAATATTAATATTTTTATAGCCCCAGATGTTGAAAGACTTCAGCAACCTGCTAGTAGCAAGAATAACTAAGAAGGAGATTTTATTGAACAATCCTGCGATGCTAAAAGAATTTGAGGCAAATGGAAAAAAGTTTTATGTTTTGAAAGAAGAATTTTTTCATCTTTTGAAAAAAGTTTTAGCGGAAAGGATTTTGGAACGAGCATACGAACAGAAATATTACCTTTATTCCGAGATCGTCTTCCGTGAAACAGCGGATGCATTGTATGCAGTTGCTTTGGCTTATCCAAGATGGGTTGGAAGGTTCAAGTTCCTCTTGAAACTTCCTAAAATTACTCCCGAAGAATTCCAAAAACGAGCACTGGAAAAAATAAACGAATACGAATTCCAACCAGTTTACGTCGAAGAATTACAAGACCCGCAACAAAATGATCGATAAATTCGAACTTTCATTGAAGGACCTAGCAGAGTGGACAGAGCAGGAAATTTTGGAGAACATAAGGGAGCAGTTCAACGACAGCCAGCAGGAATTAAGGACAAAGAAAACCTACTGGACCGAGTACATCAGGCTTTACCTCAACCAAGAAAGGAAAAAAGTTGGTGATTTGTTAGTTGGTTCAAATTTGCTTTATACGCAATTCCATGAGGTTTATTCTTCGATTGATAACGATGAGATGAGGGTTGAGTTTAAGGCGAGGATGCCCAAAGATGAGGAAAAAGTTGCTTATACCAACGCTGTCGCTAAGTTCGATTTTGAAGAAATGAATATGCCAATGGTGCAGAGGGAATTAATTTGGAACACCATCTTTTTTGGAACAGGGATTTTAGATGTCTCACAATACGACACGAAAAGAAAAGTCCTTTTGCCATCTGTTCAGTCACCATTCACCTTCTTCGTTGACAAGTACGCTAATACAATTGATGATGCGAGATATGCGGGAAGATACATTTACAAGACCTATTACGAGCTCATAAACGACAGCAGGCTGGATCCCGAGATGGTGAAGAAAATTGCAGGTTCAAGCTATCCTGCTTCGATGGAAAAAACCGTGCTGGAAAGAAAAGCAAAAAATATTCTTCTTGAAGGACTTTACACTCAAGAGCCTCTTCACTCCCAGGCCTATCTCGAGCTTTTAGAATGGTATATGTACGCAAATGGGAAATTATGGGTTGTATGGACTGACAATAAAATCTCCACAATTCTGGGCTACCAAAAAGTTGACTACAAGGACAAAGGCAATGGAGAAAGCAAAATTCCATTCGTAGTTTATTACTACCAGAAAACACCATTCGGCTTCTGGGGTATCGGACTTCCTGATATTTTAGAGAATTCGCACAGGATCTTGGTTTATCTTTCGAACCTCATGCTTCAGGGCATCAGAATTGATACTACTCCGCAATTCCTTGTTAATCTCCAAGCAGTTCTAAATCCCAAGGATTTGATGACAAGGGAAATCAACAAGATTGTCTTTACAAAAGTTCCTCCTCAGGGACAGATAGCGCCATTTCCCAAGACACAGGCAGTTTCTAACGATGTTTTGGCTTACTATCAGATGATCGTCAATGAAGCATTAGGCGCAACAGGAAGCCAACGAATTTTAAGGGGTTCATTGGCATCAGTTAAGAAGACGGCAACAGAAGTTGCAATGGCGAAGGCAAAGCAAGATATGTTGATGTCAAGCATAATGAGGAACATTGTTGCAGGAGAGAAAGACTTCTGGTACAGGTGGCTCAAGAGGCACCAACGATTTATGAAGGAGAACGATTACAAACTGATCGAGATGATTGGTTCCTACGGGGCGAGCAGGTTCGTGGAGGTCAGCAAAAGGCAGTTCATTCCAGAGGTTGATCCATCAATTGAAGTTGTTTCCTCTTTGGTAGCAGAGCCTCAAAAAGTTGTCAGAAGAAGGGACGTAGCGGAAATAATCCCAGTTTTGGGGCAAATAGGCGGAAACGTGAGATACGCAGTTAGAACCCTCTTGAGGGATATGGACTTCACTCCGGAACAGATAGACTTGTTACTTCCTCCATCTCCCCATCAACTTAAGGCAAGACAAGAAAACGAATACTTGAAGGATGGAATTTGGATCGATATCGACGAGAACGACAACGATGTAGAGCATCTCGAGGAACATTACAAACTCACGGAGAACGAGGTTGTGAAACTTCATATAGAGGCGCATTTGATGAACTTTATGAGGAAGCAGGGCCTCCAAGGTAGAAGTAAAGTCATGGAGCAGGGAGCACAGGAGGAATTCGAGGCACCGGAGCTTGAACAGCCAGAGGAGGTTCAAAAAGAATTAACGCAAGAGGTACCAACTGAAGCAATTCAGTCAATGGTTGGTCAATTAATGCCAAAGACAACGAGTGAGGTCAAATGAAAAAGAAATTGAAGGTTCCGCCTAAGACAAAAAGTAGAGGGAAAAAACTGTTAGCGCAAGAAACAGGAATCGCTTCAAAGGTAAGGTCATTGAGGAAAAAAGACGAAAACATAGAAAAAGAGATCGAGGATTTGTTAACAAAATTTTGGTCATAATTAAGAGGACAAATAAGCTATGCCACTCACAAAAAGGGGCAAGGAAATACTCAAAAAGTTCCAGGAGCAATACGGAAAAGAGGAGGGCAAGAGGTTTTTCTATGCCTCCATCGTTAAGGGAATAATCCCTCACGAAAAGGTCACGAAGGGCAAGGGAAGCGGAAAATTGGAAAAAGCCATTAGGACGCACCAAAGGAAAAAGAAAAAATAATGGAGGAAAGAGTCTTACTCGAGGAATACTTCGGAAAGCAACTGAGAGAATATCTTGCTGATAATCCGGAAAGGGCGCAGGAACTTTATTTGAGGCTGAAATCATTGTCGGCTTCAGAGGAATGGAGGGTTTTTCAGAAAATCATCGAGGACACAAGGGAAAGGGTCATACAGAATTTTGAGAATTCTCCAACACAATTGGAAACTTTGATTGCTTACAGGGAAAGCCTATCCGCTCTTGATTTTTTAAGAAACCTGCCCGAAAATCTTATGAGGGTCATTGAGCTAGAATTCACTGATTTGACAAGGCCGTGATTAAGGTTTATAATTTCTGGGAAATGCCAAAGAAAAACAAGGAAAACGAACAAGAAGTACAATCCCAAAATGTAACAAAGTATCCCAGAATAATTGGTGGAATCTGTGAGTTTTGCGGAATTCCGGCAAAGGAATGTGAGCATTACAGGGACGTCTTTTACAACAACCAATTCCATTGTCTCTGCGGAGGGTATAGGATACAATCCACGTTCAACCAATCGATTTACATGTACGTTCCCGAATGGAAGGCTTGGATTTGCAATTCCGAGGGTTGCAGAAAGCAAGTTGAGTTAAGAGGAGGATTTGCTATAGAGGAAATTTTACGCTTTTACGTTCCATAGTATTCAATCTTGTCCTTCCTTGTCTGCTCCCGGGCAAGGAAGCGTAATAATGGGGTGTTTAAAACAAAAGTCGTAATTTTCCCTTTCCTGTCTGCTCCCGGACAGGAAAGCGTACCAAATGGGCGAAGAACAACTTCAACAAGAGGAACCAATCCAAGAGGAAAGTGTTTCCCGGGAACCACAACAGGTCGAAGAAGGTCCGGCAGTCAAGGTCTTGAGGCAAAAACTCGAGCAGGAAATCCACGCAAGGAAGCAATTGGAGGAGGAACTCAAGAAGGCGAAAGAGCTTTTGAGTGTCTCTGACATAGGAAACTTGATGAGCAAGATAGAAAGGCTGGAACTCGAGAACCTTGTGACCAAGAAATACCCGGAGCTTTCCGATGAAATCGAAAACATAATGCAGTTTAGGAGAGAAGGAGAGCCAATAGAGGATGCGATTTTAAGGTATATTGGCAAAAAAACAATCGAAAACAAACCATCCCAAGTAGGATTTTCCTTGGGTTCGAGCAAATTAACTTCTACTCCATCAGAACCCAAAGGAGAGGCTCTAACCAAAGAACAAGCGGAACAGCTCTTCAAAAAACTATACTATCCAGAGGAATAGGTAAGATTGGTGAATCAGGTTGTGGGGTTTCTGATGGAAATGTAGCAAAATGGCTACAACTACAACAAGTAACCTTGAGGCCGCGCAAAAGGCATTGGGGATTTACTATGACAAAGTTGTCATAGAGTCCCTTCAGCCAAACCTATATTTCGAACAATTCGGAACAATAGTTAATGTTCCTCAAGGTAACTACACATCAAGATTCTTCACATTCAACAAAATCGCAACTTCCTCTGTATCAACCCTTACAGAGGGAACTCCTCCAACTAGCATTGCTGTTTCTGTCAACGCCATTGATGTAACTCCAACCCAATACGGTGTCAATGTGGAATTAACAGACTTAGTCGCTTTAACTGCTGTTTTTGATTTGATCAACACAACCCTCGTTGAAGTTGGTAAGGCAATGGCAAGGAAGATTGATGAAGTTATTCAAACTGTAGTCAATGCCGGAACAAATGTAATCTATGCTGGAGGAAAAACATCAAGAAGCGCTCTTGGCTCTGGAGATTTAATTGATGCCAACCTAATAAGGCAAGCAGCTGCAAAATTGAGAAAGAATGCCGCTCCTGAATTCTCCAACAGGGGAGGTGGTTATGTTGCCATCACAACTCCTGAAGTAGTTTTTGACCTCAAGTCCAATACATCTGTTGGACAATGGATTGACATGCACAAATATGCTGCTCCTGAAAACCTCTTCAACGGAGAAGTTGGTTCAATAGATGGCGTAAGAATTGTCCAATCTCCAAATGTTGTAACCTTCTCTTCAACAGTTACAGTCCATCCTACAACTTTCATTGCTGCTGATGCTTATAGAATTTCTTATTGGTTGGCATCAAAAGTAAATACCTATGTTCTTCCTCCTGAAAGTAATCTTTCTGTTTCCAACCCATTGGGTCAGAAAGGTTCAGTGGGTGCTAAAACCAATATTGGAGTAGCAAGAACACAGGAGGAAAGACTTGTTAGAGTAGAAAGTGCGGCATCTTCTCTATAATCTGATCGGGGGGGGGCTGGCGATGAGCCAGTTCCCCCCTTTAATGGTCATAATTAACTCTTTTTGTCCAAAATGGCCCTAAGAAGACCGCTTAAAACACGAAACTTGGTTCCCTTAGCGGCAAGAACATCAAGCGGGGATAGCGGGGCAATCGTCATCAACGATATGGATATGGAAAATATTTTGATAAGATTGAGCGTAACAGCCGCTTCGGGAACCTCTCCAACTTTAGATGTCTACTTCCAACAATCCCTAGATGGTGGCTCCACCTTTGTTGATGTTGCCCATTTTCCGCAAGTCACAGGGGCATTGACAAACCCACATTACCTTAATCTTTCTGTTGGGGCAGACAACAGAATTACTTCTTCTGTTGGCGATGGAACAGTTGCTGCCAACTCTCTCGGAACCTCTCTTGTCTCCAATGTTTGGAGGGTCAAATGGGTTATCGGAGGAACCTCTCCTTCCTTCACCTTTGCTGTTGACGCTTTCTATGCCTAATTTTCAGGATGGGGTGGGGTTGCTCCCCGTCCCATCCTCACATTAAGAACCTTTCAATATGATCTTGCAAAAAATCTTTGATAAGACAAGAAGGCTTACAAATACAACAACGGTAACATTGCCAGATGCAAGGCTTTTGGATTTGACAAATGAGACCTATCTAGACATCCAAAGAAGGTTGGCTCAGGAGGAAATAGAGGTTTTCGGGACAGTCAAAAAGACCGATTTAATGGTGGGGCAACCAAACTACCAATTGCCAATTGATATGCTGACAATCTTGAGGGTGGAGGTGAATTATGACGATCCTACGGACAATACCAAATGGGTGAAGGTCAACCAGACAGACTTGGCAAATCTTCCCTTTGAGTTTTACAATCTTTTGCAATCTCAGCCAAAGTCAAAGCCATTGATGGATCTGTTTGCTTCACAGATTTTTCTTTTCCCTCAAGCAACAGCAACCCAGGTAAATGGCATAAGGCTTTGGTACATTCCAAGGCAACCGGAATTCACCTCAATGTCTGACGAACTCCCGGCAATCCTGAAGAACTATTGGGAGGTTTTTGCTTACGGGAACGCCTTCAGGTATTTTGAGGAAATAGGACATCCGGAAGCAAACAGAAAATTGGAACTATATGAGGCTTTTATACAGAAAATGATTGATGATTTGAGGGTTGAAACAATAGAACCAATCAAGGTTCAAACAGTCGATTACTTTAACCAAGGATGGTTGTGATAAAAAATGGCCTTCGATCCAGTGAGAAACTTTGCTAAAGTGATTGTCAATCAGGGTTATGACAGCACTGCCACTACTATCCAATTGGCGTTGGGCGAAGGGAACAAGTTGCCGGATCCCGCAACAGAGGGGCAATATAACTTGGTTTGGTGGAATGCTACGGACTATTCGGACCCATCAGATGACCCATATAAGGAAATTGTAAGAGTAACCGCAAAATCAGGAGACCAATTGACGATTTTAAGGGGACAGGAGGGGACAACGGCGCAGAACCACAACCTGCCGGGAAAGACCTACAAGATGATGCTGACGTTAACGAAGAAGACCTATGAGGATTTACAAACGATTGAAGTTTACAGTAACGGGATATTGGTAGGACAAAGAGCAAGATTGAATTTCCTAAATTTTACCGGTATTAGTGATGACGCAAGTAACCAATGGATAAATTTAAACCTGGGAAGTTTCATGCAATACAACTTTGGTGATGGAAGTGACGGGGATTTGATAATCTCAGCAGGAACAACAACAATTGATTTGGGAGGCAACAAGGTTTTCATAAAAAAATACAGGAATTTGAAAATCACAGGAAATGCTAATTTAACCTTTACTAATCCCCATAATAGTGGAACTTTGATTGTTTTTTTAGTCGCTGGAGATTGTGAATTAACCTCTAATGCTTCTAATACGATTGATTTGAGGAATTTGGGAGGACTAGGCGGTGGAGGAGAAACAGCTGGAAGTGGATGGTTTTTGATGGGCGGTGGAGTAGTAAAAATAGGGGTTGGAACAGTAAGTGGTTCTAGTCCTCGTGGTAATTTCGGTCCCCTTCATGGTTCTGGCGGTAGTTCCTCTGTTAACGATAGCCCTAATAGGGAAGAGTTTGGTTTTCTAGTAGTTTCAGCGACAGGCGCGCATAATGTTTTTTATGCTCGTGGATACTCAAGGGCCCCTTATTTTGTGACTTCTTCATTTGTTCCAAGAGCGTTTTTGCCATTGCCAGGAGGTGGCGGTTCTGGAGGAACAAGATACGATAGCAGTACATCATTGGTTGGAACTCCTGGTAGTGGGGGTAGAGGAGGTGGAGGTTTGCTAATTTTGGTGGGCGGAAACTTGACCGTCTCCTCAGCTTTCACTATTAATGCCTCTGGTTCTAATGGCTCTGCCGGTTCTGGAGGAGCTGGAAATGGAGGTGGAGGAGCAGGAGGAAGCGTTCTAATTGCTTACAGGGGAACGAAAACTGGAACGGATGTGACATTTAATGTTTCTGGAGGTTTGGATGGGGGAGGAGGCACAACATACAAGGGAGCGGACGGAATAGGCTTGATAGTCCCGATAACTGCGATTATCGGCTTGTGAAACAATGATTACAACAATTTCATCACAACCTTTGGGAGGAAGTTATAAGGACAGCCCATTCAGAAAAAATATTATCACAACCAATTGGATTGAGGAGGCGAAATCATCAACGGTTTGGCGAGAGGAGGACTTCAATTGGTGGGACACGATAATAACAGAAAATGGAGAAAATTTATTGACAGAAACAAATGACAATTTAATCACGGAACAGCAAACAAACTTGTCTTGGTCGGACGCTTTGACAAAACCATCAACCATTTGGCAGGATGCCTAAGATATCACAATTGCCATCATACACAAATCCTCAAGATAGTGATGTTCAGCTGATTGTTGACATGACAAATTTAGTAACCAAGAAAATTACTTGGGCTTCTATTAAGTCTGCCTTGAAATCATTTTTTGATACAATTTACCAGCCAATAGGGAATTATCAGCCAAGAAGTTCCAATTTAGATGTTTATTCCACAAAAACTCCACCTTCAGGAGATGTTGTTGGAACAACAGATACTCAAACATTATCAAACAAAAGAATTTTACCAAGGCAATCAACAGCACCTTCTCCATCATCGATTACTCCTGACAAATCTCAATATGACGAGTATTATGTGACTGCTTTGGCAAATGCGATAACAATTAATAATGCGAATAATCCTTCTGTTGGAGATACTTTTGTGATTTACATAACCGATAATGGGACGGCGCAATCAATATCCTGGGGAACTCATTATATTGGGATTGGCGAAGCCCTGCCAACTTCTACAACTGCTAATAAAACAATGGAAATTATCATTAAGTATGTGACAACAAGCAAAGCCTTGGTGTCATATACAAATGAGGTATAATGGGTGTGCTTGCTGGTTGGCGATATAGAAGACCGATTACGATTAATAATTCAAATAATTCAAGTTCTTTGACGAATTATCAAATTTTGACTACTTTAGATACTGCTTCTTTGATTTCTGCTGGGAAAATGAGAAGTGATGGGGGAGATATAAGATTTACTGATAGTGATGGAACAACTTTGTTAAATTATTGGGTAGAAAGTGGAATAAATACAAGTTCAACTTATATATGGGTAAAAGTTCCTTCAATTCCTGCAAACTCAACAAAAACAATTTATGTTTATTATGGAAATCCAAATGCAACAAGCTTAAGTAACGGAGATAATACTTTTGATTTTTTTGACGATTTTACAGGATCAAGCTTAAATCCAGCTAAATGGTCTTCATCTAGCGGAGCTTCCGTTTCCAATGGAGAATTGATACTGGGTGCGGGGGGCTACGTGATAAGTTCTACATCTTTTTCAGGAAACATAATGGTGAAAGATAGAAGAATGATAACTTCTGACTACGATTTAGATACCAATTTTAGGTATGTTGATTCTAATAACTATTACAATGGCAGAATTAGTACTTATGCTTCAGAGGGGATACAGCTTCAAAAATATGTTGGGGGTAGTGAGACTCATATTAGTGGAAGCGTTGCAGGAAGTTTAAATACTTATTATGTTGTGCAATCTTGGATAGTTGATTCTACTGTGGGAACGTCCAATCCAACTTTAGGTACTGTTACTCAAACATGGTCTTATTTTTCTCAAGGTTACATAAGACTCAGAGCTCAAAATGGAGGAAAGTTTGATTGGATTTTTGTTCGCAAATACACTTCTCCAGAACCAACAACAAGCGTTGGGACAGAGGAACTTGTATTTATCGGAACAAGGCGTCGATTAATTTTTATAAGATGAAATGGAACAAGAATTATTAAAATTAGCAGTTCAATATGGAGGAGGAACAGCAATCTTGATAGCCTTATATTTTGTTTTATCCAAAATGGCTGAAATTGCAAAAAACAAGAATGGTGGTGATTTGGGCAAGAAAATCCAGGAAATCGAGGAGAACCATTTGAAGTCATTGGAAAATAGGGTGGAAAGACTGGAGGACATTGTCATAGAATTAACAGAGAGGATTAGCAGATTAGAGGCGAAAATTAACCGGAAATATTAAAAATGGACGAGAAAATAAAGCAAAAAACAACATTGGAGGAGGTCAAACAGAGGGGAGGACTCGCTTTCCCTTTGGACTATGAGGATTTATCAGTTTTAGATAGCACTTATATTGGCGCATATATAGTGACATTACAAAATGGTTCAGCGGTCATTTACGATCCAAGAGTGAAAACAACGTCGGTGGTGATAGCGACGCATAGGACATTCATAGGAACAACGGTTGGGCTCTTGAGGGCATACACGGACAACGGGGTGATTTACATCCAGTCAACAACAACGGACGACAACAGCCAGATTAACGTCTTGTGCAAATATTAATGCCAAAGGGGAGAAAAAAGACAACAAAATCAGAATTCGGGGTTCTTGTCCTTGACAATTTCAGCAAGTCAAGTTTCGTGAAAAGGGAGGTTTCCTTCGATAGCGATTTATTGCACAGGTTGGTTTTGTCGCCAACCTATCTTTTTAAATTTGCAGACAATCCTTCCTTTTTGGACTATGGAGACAAGCCGTATCCTCTTTTATCTCATTTGCCATCAACGGCAATCAGCCTGCCATCCGGAAGCGGATATCCAACTGCCTATATGACGCCATCGAATGCCAATGACAACAGGATAATCTACATCGCTACATCAACAGGAAAAGTTTTCGCCCTATCGCAGACAGGAGTGGCAAGGAATTTCGGGCAACCAGCAACATTAACAACCTTCCAAAATGAAACCACATTGGCAAAATTTATTGGAAAAATTTTCTTTATTAATCCATCACAAACAAACATTTATTCAATTTCAGAGACATCAACAGGAACAACTTGGGACACAACAAGTGGATTTGTCTCTCCCAAATTCGGCCTGACATTCAATGTTTACTTCTATGTGGCTGACAAGGCGGCAAGCGAGAACGCATACAGGAACCTGATAAAGGTTTATAATACTTCACTTAGTCAGATAGGGAGCTTAGACATCGGACAGAACAAGGACATTCAGGATATCGTCAACAACAACAACAGGTTTCTGGTAGTAATTGCCAACGATGCTAATGTTTTTACGGAGCAGTATATGTTTTTATGGGACGGCTCATACCAGAACAGGCCATTCCACATCATCAGATTGCCAGGTATTTATTCCGGAAGCGTAGTCTATGGTGGTGCCTTCTTCATTTTCGTGAGATACGGAAATTCTACGTATATTTACGAGCTTGCGGGCTATACCCTGAGACTGATTGATGTTTTGCCGAACATAGTTATCAACGAGACATTCTTGCCACAATACCGCATAACTTCGTATGGGAACTTAATAATTTTTCCTGCTGTCATTAAGGATTTAAGCATCAACTGCTTGATCCTGTACAACCTCTTCGAAAAGGAAACAATGGCCTTGTACGCTTTAGATTTGACAAATACGATTTACGGTGTCTGGAGCGTCCTGGACCTTTCCAAGAACCTCAGGGTGTTTTATAATTCAAATGAAGCGGACAAGATCTACCACAGGTTAGTTTTGCCGAACGAGGGGATGAACTCATACGAAGCAAACAACGGGGTGAACAGCTTCTCGCAGATACCGGTGCCAAGCTATTACAGCAACATCATTAATTTCTTCAAGAGGGTTATGATAAATAGGGTTGACGTCTTTTACGGGAACAAGCCGACAGGGACGAACAAAATTGACATCCTGTTGAGGGCCATAGATGAATACCAGGGACAAACAACTTTCAATGAACAGACACTTACGATTGATAGCAACAAAATGGACAATTATCACATTTTTGACACCGTGGGCCTGATCGGCAACAGGCTCGAGGTCAGGGTTTCAATCACCACGGACGGTTCCTTCAGGGGAGGACTTAAACGAGTCATCATTTACTACTCACCGCTCACGTAATATGCCCCAAATACAGATAAAACCACAGCCGACAATAAGGACACAACCGACAAGGACGACAACTCCAGCTATTGCTCCTACTACTTCTACTTCTGTCTCGGGAATTTACCAAAGGCTTGAGAGCGCAATCAAGGATTTCTTAAAGGGATTGGCTACCGCATTGGTAAGGGCCCAACAAGTAAGGCCAACCGCCACAATTCATCAAGCTTTTATGACGTATGCAACAAGTGCCGCTCCGAGAGTTGGAGGAGGAACTCCACCGCCAACTACCAAACCAACATTACCTCCTGGAGTTTTTGAACCTATGGTTGCTTCAAGATTTGGGCCTTCTATTTTGGTTCCTACTGTTTCCCAAATCGAAGAAAAATTAAGGCAAAAACCAACTCCTACAAAGGAGAAAGAACAGTCTTTGTCAAAAAAATGGGAGGCCGTAATGGCCACAAAACCCAAGGATGTAACAATCGATTTGACAAAAGCTAAGGTAGGGCCAATACCAGGGATGACCTTTCCAGCATCCACTCCTGTTGTTGTTGCTCCTCCGCCAACTGCAGGTATGACAAGGGCAACTCCTCAGCAACTTTTGGGCGCTCAGGCATATTTGACAACCCAGATGGAGTTGCAACAAACAAAACAGGCGCAAACAAAGGGCAGAACCGCCCAAGAACAAATTACGACTGGAACCCAGCCCCAACCGGAAAAAGACACAACTTCTCAAGTTGACATTACACAAATCCCGTTTGTTCAAGATTTGTTCACTTTATTACAACAAACTACACAACCCGCACCTCAGATAGTTACCAATGTTCCTCCTGGAGCCGAGGTGCAGATTTACAAGGACCCCTTGGGAGGTTCCACTCCTTTCTTTGGGCACGTGATACAGCCGGGAGAAACATTGACCAAGATTGCCCAACAATACGGAGTCTCCGTCGAGGACATCTTGAGATTGAACAGGGACAAAACTGACGCGATCAAAAGCAGGGATTTGATTATTACCGGGAAAGAGATAAGAATACCTGTTGTTCAGAAAGAATTGAAACAGCCAGCCTTGTTGGGACAGAAATTCACCTCCGCTGACGAGATAAACCAAAGGGCAAGAGAAAGCCTTCAACAACCACAGCCACAGCCAATATTGAGCGAGCAGTCAATACTCCAGTTAATTCACCAGACATTGGAGGAGAACTTGAGAGCAATAGACGAACATTACAATCGGTATCTTCAACTCTCTAATGTCAATACCTATAGGCAGCAATATGAAACTTTGATGAACCAACTGGGAATTCCTGAGACGATGGCAGCCATAAGGAACATAGAAAGGATAATGACCCAAACAAAGGATGATATCATGAGGGAGGCAGCAGCGGTGGGAGGATTAGTGACGGAAAGCCAGGTTGCCGAAGTCCTGAATTTCAGGCAGGGAATTCTAAAAAATCAATACGATGCCTTAGTGGATTTATTGCATGAAAAGGAGCAAATGCTGGATAAATTGATGACCTATACAAGATGGGACAGGGAGGATTTGGAAAAGATGCTGGACAGGGAGTTGAGGATAAAAGAATTCGAAGAGAATTATGTCAAAAACATTTTGGGACAGGAATGGCAGATTATAAAATATGTACAGGACAAGAACAGAAAGACAATAGAGCAAGCAGCCAAAATGGGCACCTTGCATACCGCCAGCCCCGATTATTTGGCGAAATTAGTTGATCCGATGAGTCCGCTTTACTCTGGTTTGGATTTGGATGAATTGAACTTCTGGATACAATACTCGCAGAGGATTGCCCAAGAAAAGGAGTTGAATAGGCAAAGGATTTTGCAACAGCTCCAGATACAAAGGGCAAGAGAGGCAAGGGCAGCAGGCTTGTATCCATATCAAAAGGAAAAGGCGAAAGCGCAAGCAGAAAAAACAAAAGGAACGACAAAAAATATAAGTGATATCTTAAAAGAGTTCAAAAAATAAATGGAACAGGAAAATCTCATAAACAAAGCAAAAAAGATAGGAAGTGTTGTCGGAGACATGGTTCACTCCTTGGTTCAGGGAATTGCTAGAGAAGGAGCTGGTGCGTTTTTGTGGTTAAAAAGTAAAATTACGGGCAAGGAAGAAACGTTTGTTCCCCAAGCTGGAATAGAAAAATGGTTTTTGGGTGAGGAGGCAGTGAAATCGAAATCTCCATTAGATATTGTTATGGATTGGACAATAAGACCTACTTTAAGGCTGGGAGCGAAAATAGGTTTGATTGGAGCAGGCAGGGAATATAGACCAGAGGAATTGGGTGTTGTTGGAAGGTTTTTGTTCGGAGAAGAATCTTTATCTCCTCTTGAAATGGAATGGGCGAAATATAAAGAATGGGGAAGAAAGACCTTTGGGGAACAATGGGGAGACAAATTGGGTTCATTGGCGTTTTTAGGATTCACCGCCGTGGACGCTTATGTGCCCTTAGGAGAAGGAAGGGCGGGCAAAATTCTGCTTCGAAGAGAGACCTTGAAAGAATTGGCAAAAACAACAGATAAGAATGTTATAAAGGATATCCTTTTAAAGGAAATTCCGGAACTGCACCATCCGAAAATCTCCAAATATGTTGATGATATCGCTGAAAGCTTGGTAAACGTAAATAAGCCTGGAATGATACGAAAAACGTTGCAATCAAAGTTTGACGCCATAGGAAAAGAATTGGGAGTGGATTTGAAGCAAATCAGGAAAGAAATGAAGGAATTAAAGGCTGGAATATTTGTCGAAGAGCCAATGGAAAAACCACAAACAGTTGCCGAAACAGCAGCAGAAGGAGCGAAAGAGCCTCCCATTCCTCCAAGGCCACCCAAAAATCCTCCATTGGATGACTTGCCTTTTAGGCCAGAAATCAACGAGAACGGCAGGAAATTGAGATTAAGAGGCTTCTTCAAAAATTTGTGGGAAAACAATCCTGCCTTCAGGGAAAGATTCCAAAATCATTTGGACGAGTTGTCGGTTTATTACACCCCGTTGAAAAACAGGGAAGTCATTGAAAGAGCAATAGCAGAGTTTTCTCAGTATGAAACGTTAGAGGAGGCGTACAGAAAAGTGGGATTGAGGTGGCAAAAATACCTGCCAAGAGACCCCGCGAGGCAGGCGATCGAGTTGGTGAAAATGATTCTGCTTTCGGAATCATACTGGGAGGCGGGGAACAAAGTAAGGGCTATGCAGTTGATGGAGGACGTTATCCACCATTATGGAATAGCCGGTTATACGCTTCAGACCGCAAGGCAAGTTGCCAAAATTTTCGGGACATCTCCTGCCTTCCGTGCCACCTGGGGGGCCAACAAGTTTGTCGATGTTGTCAGAGAAATGGCCGAGAAAAGGAACATAGCACTATCGGAGGAATTCCTGAAGGACATAAAGGAAAAGGCAAGGAACATCTTTGCCAATATTGATAATCCAAAGAAGCAGGAGGAGGCATTGATGAGATTGATTGAGAAAGAAATTGCTCCACAATTGCCATTAACCTTCAGGGAGAAACTTGACATTTTCAGGTACGGTAATATGCTTTCCGGGCCAGCGACCCATTTCAGGAACGCCATTTTCAACGCTTCTCAGTTGATAAACAGGAACGTTTTTGTTTTGCCAACGCAGGCAATCATAGAGTGGATGAGGCATCCCTGGAATGCCGCGGAAAGGGAAATTACTTTCTCAGATATCAAGGCGGGATGGAAAAAAACATTGGGAAGTGCAACCCTTGCTTTTCAGACTTTTTGGAAAATACTGAAGGAGGGAGCAGGATCCTCGGAAAAATTTATGGATTTGGCCAAAAAAGACCCGGAAATGTTCGAGACGATGATAAATTATGCACGATATAAAAACAGTGTTCCCGCTTTCTTAAAGATTCACCAAGGTATCCTTAATGCTATGGAGGCATCGGATAAGTTCTTTTCAACATTGATTGCTGCCGGCGAAGAGGCGAGGTTGAGAAGCATGTATGAAAGAAAGGGGATAAAAATAACTCCACAGGTGGAAAAGGAAATCATGGAAAGAGCGCAGGAAATTGCCGAAGATTATTTGGTCAGGAGACCATTGGGATTTAAAAGAGAAGAGTTAAGCTATGCTTCGCAGGCCCTTGATGCTCTGGGAGAAAAATTGATGAACACGAGGGACAGATTATTAAATGGTAAAACAAGGGGAGAAAGAATGTTGGGATATGGTTTGGCAATGGTTGTACCATTTATAAGAACTCCGATAGATGTCGGAATAGCGATGTTGGAACATTCTCCACTGGGATTTGCAAGGGACAATTACACATCTGAAAAATTGACACAGGCGATCCTGGGGACAATGGCGATGGGGACCGCGGCGATATGGGCATTCAACGGAAGGACCACCTGGCTACCTCCATCAGATCCCAAAGAAAGGGCGCTTTTTTATGAGCACAGAAGACCAATGTCAATCAACATAATGGGATACGACATCCCCCTTTTGTATTTTGGGCCATACGGATTAGCAATGGCAATTCCTGCCGCAATCCAATGGGCTTTAACGGAAAGGCAGCCAAAATGGAGCGCTGGATTGGACGAGACGTTGGCCGCGATATCATTTGCGACAGCGAGATTCCTGTTGTCACAGACATCCTTGACGGGCCTGATGGCTTGGGGAAAGGTTTTATCCGGAGAGGAGGATTACAGCGTATCAGGAATATTGGGAGGAACATTGGGACAATACATTCCTTTGACATCATTTTTGCGAACAATATCCAAGTTTGTCGATCCGGTTTATAGGAAAACAGGACAGGATTTTTGGGGACCCATAAAGGAAAATCTTTCTTTCTTAAGACAGACACTTGAGGCATACGAGAACGCTGGAGGAGAGGCGGATTACAACCGCTGGCAGGTTTTCGCTCCTTATCCGATCAGCCAAACAAGCATGCCACTCTCTTTGGCCCTAAAAGAGCTTGAAATAGACAGAAGAAGAAGGAAAGCCTGGAGATTGTACGCCGAAGGGAAAATGAAGCTTGAGGACATCGAGAAATGGGTTGATTGGACAAGGTTAGGCATTGGAGGAAAAATTAAGAAGTTCTTGACAGGGAAAGAACCGGAGGAAGCAGAAACAGTTTTGACAGAAAGAGATATCGAGGAAGGAATGAAAATCATGAGGGCTTTGAGGGATTATCATTTTGAGGACTTAAATGCCAAAAACGCCGCTTTGAGGTTTGCCGAAATCTTTCTGGAGCTTTTGGCAAAGAACAACAGGGACGAGGAGTTCAAGCAGATATGGCAGGAATTGCCAGACGATTATAAGGAGAAGATCCTCGAAATAAGAAAGGAAAGGAAGGAAGCGGAAGAATTGCCAATATCAATCCCTTATGGCATAGAGGATTTGCGCGTAGACGAAAGGGCAAAATTCCTCTACAAATACTTTAAGGATATTGTTCCTAAATTATCGGACGATAAAATCGATTTATTGGTTCAAATTTTAAGAGAGAGAAAGATTTTAACAGACGCTGTAGAGAAAGAATTCATTAAATTCCACGAAATGATGAAAAAAGAAGGAGCGAAATTAACAACTCCTGGGATCAAACAATGAAATACGTCTGCTTAACATACGACGGCCATGGCCTTCCAGTATTCTACAAACTCCTTTTGGAGGGTAACGATGTTATAATGGGACAAGTCAAAAAGCTGGAGCATATGCCTAAAGAGGAGGAAGAATTAACGAGAAGGAGACTGTCCCTTTATGAGGGAGTGATCGAAAAAATTGACGCCGATGAGCTCATCGAAAAGATGAGGAAGGAGAACCCCAAGGAGTGGTTCGTGATTTGCGATTTCAATTATGTTTATCCTTACGCAGAGAAGCTAAAGAAAATGGGTTTCAAAGGATTATTGCCCACAAAGGAGGATTTCGAATTCGAGGAGGACAGGAACAAGGCAAAAGAATACGTTTTCAGAAAATACAACATCTTCTCACAGCAGGATATACAGGAATTCGACAGCATCAAGGAGGCATTGAATTTCCTCAAGAAAAGCGAGAAGATCTACGGGATCAAAGGCTTCAATCCCGAAGCGCCAACATACTTTCCGATGTCGAATGACAAACAGATTGCCTATGACGAACTGGAAGACGTAATGATAGGCAACCAGAAGCTTTACGAAAGCGAAGGCTTCATTTTGGAGGAGAAGATCGAGGATATGATCGAATTCATACCGGAAATCATAACCTTCGACGGCGAGATCGTGGGCATAAACATCGACATCGAGAACAAGCCGATAGGAGCTGGAAATATTGGCTTTCAGACAGGAGATGCTGCGAGCTTCATCTTTTGGATCGACAAAGACGAGCCAGCTTTTCAAAAACTTTATGATTTGTTTTTCAAACCATCTATAGACAGGTGGGTGAGGAAAAACGAGATGGTGGTATGGGATGCGGGAGTCATGTATTCTCCAAGCAGAGACGCCTTCTACTTCACGGAATTCTGCAGTGGCAGGGAAGGTTTTTCGGCCTTATTTGATAAACTTTCAACATTTAACAGTGTATCTGAATACTACGAAAGGATCATGAACAAGCAGTATCTTTTTGACAGGGACGTGAAGCCCTTCGGAAACTCCATTAGGGTTTTCAACGAAATAAAAGACAGGAATTTTAAACATCTGATTATGAGAGATGCGCGTATCATAGCAGACGAAAACAATCCGAATGTGTGGTTATGGGATGTTTATAAGAAGAACGGAAAACTTTACACTGCTGGCTTTGACCACAATTTGGCGGTTATAACCTATGCAGGAGACAACTGGAAGGAGAACTTCTACGTGATAGACAGCATGCTTTCCGACGGCAAAACGTTCGTTTTCCCCGGGATGCTTTATAGAAGGGCGTTTGACTTGATAAGGAACGATTATCCACAGAACTTCGAGGAAAGAATAAGGTTTGTGTATAATTTCCTTGGAAGGGAAATGCCCAAAGAATGGTCAGAACAATCATCAGAAATAGATCAGCTTCAACAACTCATTAAGAAAATCGAGGAACTATGACAAATAGCAACGAAAGAATATATTTTCAAGCTTTGACAAAGGCCACTGAAAAAATCCTATCAAAGCTGGCGGACAAACTAAGATCCATCGAGGAAAAAATCTCCAGGCTTGAGAAGATCGAGGAACTTCCCCAATTCCAGGAAGTTGTTTCAGGACTGAAAAACCTTTATCAGGACGTTGAAAATTTAAGGATTGCGGACAAGGAGAACAAGGAAAATTTGCTCACACAAATTGCAAGTATCCAAAAAACATTGTCAGAGTTTGACAATAGGGTGCATCGAAGCGAAAGAGAAGCCCTTGATATAAAAGACTTTTTCGAGAGCTCCTTGAAAGAGATTCTGGAAGAACTGGAGAAGATAAAAGAAAAAATAAACAAATACGAAAAAGAAATAGAGTTTTTCAGAGAAGGAATATTAAAATCGCCGGGCATCATCGGACCATCCGCCTCCGGCATTGAGGTTTTGTTGGACAATACGAAAAAGGGAGTCTATTCAAAATTGAATTTTTTGCAGGGAGACAATATAACTTTTGATTTCTCCGAGAACAAACAAGAGGGCCGTGCAAATGTTAAAATAAATTCTAAGGGCCAAACAACAGATGCTATAATTTATTCAATAGCCTTGGGTTAAAATGAAAAAGCTTATTTACAATTACACATTCGATCCAGAGAAAAAGACGATAACCTTTAATGATTATGATTCTATTGAATTGAAGAGGGTTCTGTTGGTTGTCAATGTAACAAGGAACGAGATAATCTATAATTTCACTGACCCATCAAGGGGAGGAAGTGTCAGTGATAACGTTTTGACCTTAAATTATGATACAACGAATATGAGCCCCACAGACGAGTTGATGATTTTTTATGAGGACCCTAATTTGCCAGCCACAGAAGACACCCTTTTAGCAATTAAAGAGTTCACCGCTAGAATACCAGGTAATCCAGCCTTAGAGGATGGCAATTTAGGAGCGATAAGGGCAGTGATAGAACAATTTTTCGATCTACCATTGTCATCAAGAGCTTCAGAAGATACCCTTAATGATTTGCTTCAGCTTTTTAAGATGTTAATTCAAGGTCCATTGGGGAGGTTGGCAATTGATTCTGCTAATAGATTAAGAACAGTTGTAGAAAGCGCTCCCACAACGGCAGTAACCCAATCCGGAACCTGGACAATGGGGCAGTCTGGAACTTGGATGATGCCTACTTATTCTAATGACAACATCCAATTTCAACTTTCATTCATAGAATACAACGAGTGTCAAAGGTCGAAATTCACCTTTGTGTAATGAAATGTATAGCAAAGAGATTTTTAAAACCAACAAAGGATATGGTTACAAAATTCTCAAAGATGGTGTAGTTGTTATTATTCAAGATTTCAAGCCTGGAGTTGGGGGTTGGCAACCAATGACAAAAGAAGAAGCAAACCGATTGGCGGACGAGGAAATCCAAAGATTAATTGCATTAGAAAATAACCAACAAATTTAAATATGGCATTCTCACATAATTTAAAACCAGGAATAGATTTGCCAGTATACCAATGGTTGAGGTTCTTGCCTGTTTCCGCATCCACAGGTTCCTGTATGTGCAATAGTGAGAATGGGGATAATAGGTTCATTTATTTCATTTTTTCGGCAACTTCCTTCTGGAGATACGATATCTGGACCGATAGCTGGCAACAATTGGCAAACCCTCCATCATTTACCTTTGGTGCCGGAACTGCAATGGTTTTTGACCCATCGAGAGGCACGCGGGGTTATATTTGGTTGTTTGGACCATTATCATCATCTCCTTATGCTGTCTTCGCTTATTATGATATTGCAAACAATACTTGGACTTCAAGAGCGGTTCCCTCGTTATCAGCACAATGGGGAACTGATGCAAGTTTGGTTCATACCTGCACTGCTTATCATACTTCGGGAAATGATGACTATATCTATCTAATTGGGAACGGCTCAACGGTTTTTTTTAGATATTCCATTTCTGCAAATTCTTGGACCACTTTGGCAGGACTTCCAGCAGGAGCAGGAGCAGGTTGTGCAATCCATTGGGACTGGGGAACAGGAGGAGACGTTGACAAATTGTATGTTTTGAGAGGAGCAGGAACTTCAACCCTTTACAGCTATTCAATCTCCGGAAACTCTTGGACAACGGTAACTTATGTTCCAGCAACAGAAACATTTACAACGGGAACAACTACTGCTTATGACCCAGTTCGCAGAAGGATTTGGATACAAAAAGATAACACACATAGGATGTATTATCTGGATTTAGCAACCTTAACTATGTATCCTGGTGGAGTTTGGCCATATGCTGGTGGAACGGCAGTTGTCGGAGATGGGTTATGTTATGTTAGAACTCCAGATGGAGCCGAATATATTTACTTCAGAAGGCATTCAGGAACAGAATTTTGGAGAACGTTAATTTTCGTCTAATTTGACACCATAAAAATGTGGAGATTTATTAAAAAACTTTTCAAGAAGGAACAATTCGGGTACGGCTGGTTGGGGGACGAAAGAGAATACCTCGACGAAAGGAACTACCATACGGAGGAAATTTTTAAGGCCTATCCTTCTCCCAATTGGGTTGAGAAAAAGCCTTCGCAATGGAGAAGATTTTTACCTATTAGAAATCAAAATGGGTCAGGAAGTTGTGTATCTTTCGCAATTGCTCTTGCTTTAGGAGTTGAAAACTTTTTAGAAGAGAATAAATTTGAAGTTTTATCAGCAAGATTTATTTATTCAAGAGGATATGTTGCAGAAACGGGAGGAGGAATGTATTATTTGAATGCTTTAGAAATTGCAAGAAAAGAAGGAAGTTGTTTAGAACAGCAAATGCCATCTGATGGATTAAATGAAGAACAAATGAGAGTAAAAGATGATACTCAAAATGAAAGATGGGTTGCTCAAATCTATAAGGCAAATTCTTATGTTTTCTTACCGCTGGATATAGATATATGGGCAGGAATTCTACAATCTACAAACAAAGTTTTATTAGCAGGTGTAAGATTTAACTCAGGGGGATTTTCTAATCCTGCTGTAGTTTTAGATAAAGAAGGACAATATGGACATGCAATTAATATAGTTGATGCTACTCTTTATAATGGCAAAAAAGCATTAGTTTTCCAACACGCTTGGACTGAAAAATGGGGATATAACGGATTAGGAGTTATTACAGAAGACCAATTCAAAAATGGAGTAATTTTAGGAGCATATCTAATTGATTTCAAATACCAGCCTCAAACATTCAATAAGCCCAAAATGGTAATCAATGCGAGAAACTTGAAAATGGGAGACAGAGGAAATGATGTTGTCAAATTGCAGGTTGGCCTTCAATGGCTCGGCTATTTCCCTGCGGAACAGGAATGCACAGGATACTATGGAGGCTTGACAAGGCAGGCCGTTAGGGAATTCCAAAAGAACTACGGCTTGCAGGTTACTGGAATAGCGGACTTGAATACAATCGAAAAATTCAATGAAATCTTTGGTCGCAATTAAAAAGTGATAAAAAATGGACACAGAAACAGAAATTTTAGAACCGGAAACAGAGGAAGACTTGGAGCTTCCTAAAGAAGAGGAATGGGAAGAGGGAATGGAGGAAGAATGGAAAGAATTGGAAGGGGAAGTCGAGGAATAGGTCGTAATTAATTCTTTCCCAAAAATGGATACAGCAACAATGGCAACTACAACTGTTGCCGTAACAACTTCAACTCATCCTTTGGTCTCTGTTGTATCAATCGCTGTCGTGATCTTGCTTACGGAATTGATCAAAAGGTTAAATGAGCAGAGATGGGGCGAAAGATTGAGAGATATTGTTGTTCCCATAGTAGCTTCAGTTTTTGTCGCACTTTTGATGGGATGGGGCTATGTTCCCCACGAAAACATAGCCGAAATCATTGCATTCTTGGTTGCACCACAAGGTTGGTGGATAGTCATAAAGAAAATCCTGGGCAAATAAATGGTAAGAAACAAATGAGGTCGTGATTAAAAGGTTTGAGAACATGCCAAGAAGCAAGAAAGGAACCCAAAAATCAAGAAAGTAAGCTAGGGGGGAGCCGCTGAGGCTCTCTCTTAATTTTACACAAGCATCCAAAGAAGCCTAAAAACCGTTTTGGGAATCTGCTTTTTAAAAACAACGAAAAATCGTAATTTTTTTTATACGAAAAATCGTCATTTTTTAAGGTACCCCCTCGTAGAACGTCATCAGATAAAATATTTTTGCCAGATAGGTATCATAATACCTTTCATCAAAGAACATTGAAATGGTGACGAATTAAAAGGGGGTCTCCAATGGAGACCCCCCGAAAGGCAAGGAGGGGTCAGCGCTGGGCAGGCTTATTCGTCCCGGAACTCGAATTTTGCGGTTCTTGACAGCAGGGTGTAGGAAGAAAGATGGATTGCGATGTGCACTCCCCAGAGGTAGAACTTGTTCTTGATTTTGGAGAAGATGCCGCCTCCGGAAACTCCTGGAATTGCCATTCCTTTGGTGTAGATGATGCCTCCGGCGATTGTTATCAGCTGAGGCTTCCAAACGTGACCAAATACTCCATTAGGACATCCGAATGCGGTCAATGGCAGGGAAAGGACAACTTGGCGCTCCCATCCGATTTGAACAGGATGGAATTCCAATGGCAGGTATGGGGCTTTTATAAAAGCGATGTCCAGGTTTGGTTCTTCAACTATTACATAGCCACGTGGGACTGTGAATTCCGTCCAATCACCGTTCTGGAGGAAGAAAGCGATGTTGATGCCTTCCTGGCAGTGCTCAATTAGATGGTAGGCAGTGAGAATACCAACAATTCCTCGGGTCTCTATGAGGGTTCCAGCTCCCATCCAGGTTCCTTGTTCTGTCTTAGCTCCGATGAAGCAACAGAACCTGCGGTATTCTTTCGGAATTCCGTATGGATACAGGATAGGATACTCGACGTCAATACCAGTTTTCCGCCTCTTTTCTTTTTCGAAGAAGGGATGCTGCAACTCACAGAGACGCATAAGCATCACCTCCTTACAAAATTTGCACTTCGTGAATGCGGTCTTTACACGAACACCTCGGAGGAGTCTGGTGGATTAGCAGGGTGTGGAGCGTTATTGCACGGTTGATTAGATGCTCGAAATGCCAATGACTGAAGGTGTGCGGGAATTCCCTGATGTCCAGGCCTCCTCCAGGAAGGTAACCCACATAGCAGAGAACTCCGTGTGGGATTTGGAGGGCTCCGAGGTAAAAATTTAACTGCAGAATATGCTCGAATTGTGGCTTCGAGGGTATCTGGCGGACGTGCTTGAATTCGTAGACTTTCCGCTCAATTCCAGTTCCACGAATGGCATCGGCGTGTCCGAGGATGGTAAGGGTGGAACCCTCTGGAGTGGGAACCTCGATGGAGCAAGTAACTTCCACGGCGTCCCAGTACCTCTGTCCGTCCTGTCGAAGGCTTTGGATTAGGCGATGGAAGACAATTCCTCCGGACAGCAACAGGATGATGTCGTCCGGGATTGCCTCGGGGGATTTGCCCGAGAAGTTGCTGTAATAGTTGTACTGCTTTCTGACGCAACTCCACGAAAGTACAGAGGGACGATACACCCCGATTTGCACGGGCTGGGCCTCCTTGCCGAAGTACTTCTTACGGCAATAGTCAGCCAGAAGATGCCTCAACAACTTTCTCACCTCCTTTTAGGGTTTCGTCTACCTTTATTATACGATTTTTCTTTTCAAGTTTTCTCTTTTTGGGAAGAGTGTAGATTACTCCAATCCTAATGCAGTTTAATTTGTATTTGTTTGGCTTTTTGTCTTCAGTTATTCCTTGCCAATAAATCAAGTCTGCTATCTTTTTCTTTTTGCGTATATCAATAAGTTCTTCTGTTTTTATGTTGTTAAGAGAATTAAGATTGAAATTATTCAAAATTTCTCTCAAAAGCTTAGAAGCTTGTTTGTGTGTTATTGATTTTTTTAATTGCCAAAAACCAATATAAAACTCAAAATTAAAATCGTTAAGTGTTCTAGGTTCTTGTGGAATTGGCCTTACAGAATTCCAACATAAGGTCACTAAATCAAATACAGATTTGCTTCCTGCACTCCTAATAACGATATGATTATAATATTTAAGAACATCCCTTATTTTCCATTCAAATCGTCTACCCGAAATATATCTTTTATTTGGCATTTGGGAATTTTTGATTTAATTTTCGACTTTTTCGAAGCTCCCTCAATAATAATTCTGAGATTGAAATGTTCTCCCCTTTCGCAATCATTGCAACCAAGAAATATGGCTCGTATGTTTCATAAATTCTTTTTCTGTATTCGAACCTTATGGGAAGCAATCTTTTTCTTCCTTCAATTGGTTCTTGGAAGGCGAAATGATTTTAACCTTTGCCATTGATGCTTCGACTTTAAATGTTTAATTTCAACGAGGAGTTTTTTGTAATTGTAGAGAAATTTCGTTGGCTCAATCAGAGCTTTTCCCGATTTGAATTTTATGACTTCTTTATGTAGTTCATCGGAAAAATCGAAGACAAAGGCAACCCTTTCTTGGTCTACCTCTACCATTTGATTGTAGTTGAAGCCAGCAGAGACGAGATACGCCGCCTCAAGCGTGTCAGTTGTCTGGTAGATTTGGTTGTCCATTGTTTTTTATTTCAAAAGGAAGTTTTATCTTAATAATTTCTACTGAAGAGCGTTTTTTGTCTGTTGATTTTTTCTCAATAAGTTTCAGCATTTTTTTAATATCTTTTTTGAATTCTTTTAATTTGTCATTCGGGACATAAAAATGAAAACTTATAGAATTGTTTTCTATAGCATAATTAAAATTAAAACCATATTTTTCTTTTAGGTCATTTACGATACAGAATAGGTCATCTTCTAAATAAAACCAATAAAAATCTTCAACAATAATATTGATTTGTTTTCTCATAAAACTAAATGGTTCGATTTTTATTTTTATTTTGAATTCTCTTTTTTTCATTTTTTCATTTAATTTTTAATTCCAACCTTATTTCCTAAACCCTATTTTCCTTATGCAATTCCCCCACAGTTTCTTCAATGTCTCCATGTCCTCATTCTTTAGCATCTGTAGGACGAGGTATTCGTTTGTTTTCCTATCAAAGACGAGCGTGATTATCCAGTTGAGGCTGGTATTATCACCGATTACCCCGTATTTTTTCGCATACTGAATGAAGGTTTCCAACTTGAATTGGAACAGGCCGAGTGAACTGGTTTTGCTATCGTATGGATTTATAGCGTAAGGGTTGTTTGAACTTTCACATTCCGCCAATCTTTTAACCATCTCCTCGTAATAGTCATCGTCTTGATGGTTTTCTACAACCGATAGTTGAACCAATGAATTTTTTATGTTTCCGATACCCCCTTTTACGAGCCATGTTGATAGGATTAAGACCAGAATTAGCAAAAAAACCATTAAAATTTTGGCTTTTTTACTCGAGGGTTTCATTTTGGTGGTTGACCTCAATGGCGACTTCATCTTTAATTTTAACATGGGTTCTTAAATTGCGCTTGCTGAAGCGGTTTCCTTAATTCTTAAGGCTCGCTAAAGCAGTTAGGTTTTCTTATACTGAAAACAATTTTAAAAATATTTTCCGAGTTTCTAATACTCCCCAATGGAAGCCATCTTCATATCCTTTTACATATCCATCAATGTGGCCAAGGTTATATTCGCTCTTTTTCATAATCAATCCTCTCTTCATATTTTTTGAATTCTTCTAATAATTTTTCATCGTCCAATTGTTTTAGTTTTCTTATTTGTTCTAATTTCATTTTGTCAAATTCGTCCATTTTGTTTTTCTAATTCTTTAATAAAGGCCTCGAAATATTTTGTATGTTTACAACGCTTATGAGTGATGAAACCCATACAATCACAGCTTAATTTCTTCGTTTTAGGATTATAAACAACAAAATATTCAAAATCATCAGGCAATCCCAACTGCCTTTTTGTTTTTTCTGACGGTTTGAGCTTTTTCAAAATGACAATTTCTCCCTTCATTGCCCTTAAAAGTTTCATTTGCTGTTCTAATTGAAGTGCTCTTACGAATAAACTACTTTTCATTCGAGTAGTGCCTTTTGAGAATTTCCTTCAACTGATTGAGATCATAAAGCTTCTTCCTTAAGCCGACCTTTTTCTTTTTAACATTGAATTTCCTGATGAGATAGTAAATGCTTGATCTGGGCAGATTTAAGTTTTTCATAATTTCTTTTACACTTTTGTATTCCTCCATTTAGTTTTCTTCCTCTTTAATTTCGACCTCATACGAAGGGTTAAGGACCTGCCACCAAGGCTTTCCGTATTTCTTTTCTATTTCTTCCCTCATTTCATATTCAAGTTCTATCTCTAAATCGTGTATCCATTTGTCAATAATATCATCAGTAGTATCCATAATTTCGTTGGTAAATTCGTAAAGCTTTTCGAATTGTTCATCGTTGTTCATTGTTCATTTTTTTTTGTTTAATTGCGACCTAAGATTTTGAAAATATAAGCTATCGAATTCGGCTTCCCACATTTTCCATTCTGCATATAATTTCTTTATCCACTTTTTTATCAATCTTACGATTTCCTCATCAGAAAGGCCGTACTGTGCTTGCAATCTTGCCCATTCCTGCGCTTGATTGAATAAAGATGTTTTGATAACTTGTCTTTCTTTGCTGTAATGAAGTCTCTGAATTTGCTTTTCTATTTTTTCCCAAGTATTTCTGTCTTCCATCCCAGGTTTTCCTCCCTGAATTGCTCCAAGCTATTTTCGACCCTTTGGAAGCATCTTTTACATACGCCGTAATCCCTTTTGCTTTCAACTAAAGAGATAGTGTGAAGTTTTTCAGTTTCTCGTCCGCACAAATCACATAAAAAGACAGCTCCTTCGACTTCTATTAAAAGGTTGTAATCCTTCTCGAGTTCTTCGTCAGATGGAATGTCTTCAATAAAATAAGACCTTACCCAATCATAAATATGCCTTTTTACACTTTCATTGTATTCGTCTACATAAAATGTGTCCTCCCGCTCTTTGTCAGGATATCCAGTCCAATAAGCCGTTACTTTTATTTTGACCATTGCATTTTTTATTTTTAAGTTCGACCTTCTTTTGATGTTAATATGACGAAAAGTGTAGCGATAAGGCAAAGAAGGAAGAATACGCCTACACCTGCTTCATCTACCATTTTTTATTTTTTCATTTTTAATTACGGCCTTAATTTTTTAATTGTCTAATTTGATTATACAACAAAATTTTAAAAGTCAAGTCCTTTAAGTGTTGAAATAAGCGTTCAAAAACATACGAAAAAACTATATTTTTGAATGCTTATCAACAAGTTATTAACAGTTTCAAGAATTTGACTTTAGGAAAGCTTGAGATATAATGAAAGAAAATGGGTCGGCAATTAGGCAATACCTCCGAGGAGAGAAGCGGGCGCCCGACCCAACCTATCATTAGCACGCTATAAAATTCCTCGGAGGGGCGCCCGTTTTCTTTTGGGGGGAACAAAAAATGGAACAGAACAAAAACTTAGATAACAACGAAAGGAAAATTTGGTGGACGGTCACTATTAATCTTTATGCCATTTACAAATATTTTCCAAACCTGGACATTATAGATGCTGTTTTACTTTACTATTTGCGTGATATCTGCAATTCAAGGTCAAAAAGCCTTTTGCGAAAAAACAAAGACGGCAAGGAATTTACCTGGATTTCTTATAAGCACATCATTGAACAAGTTCCGAGCTTACGAATTACATCAAAAGCAGGCATCAGAAAGCGCTTCTTAAAACTCGTTAAATTGGGCCTTTTTGAATACTTTGTTGAGGACGTCAAGTTATTCGTTGCACCTACGGAACTTCTTGATCTTTTAATATTCGCACGGGCTAGCAAGAGCGTTAACTCCAGTTTACGGGGGCGTTTACCAGAGTTAACGGATGCGTTAACTCCAGTTAACACCCCGTTTACTCCAGTTAACGCCTACTATACTATAGACCATAATACTATATACCAGAATACTATAGACCATAATACTAATAAGGCTGAAACTTTAAAACAAACAGACCAAGTAATTTGCTGGTTTTGTGGAAATCCAAAAAACAAAAAAGATTGCTTACAAAGTTCCTCAACTTCTTACATTTGCAAAGAGTGCTATTTCAAGAAAAGGCAAATCGTTAGAAGTAAAAAGCAAGTAAAACAGGAAAAAACACTCGAAAATGCTTCAAAAAAAGCAGAAAAACCATATGAAATTGAAAATACTCCAGTTTTTGATGGCAAAGAACAATCTGAAATGGCTGTTGAAGTTGCTCAAGAAGAACGCAAAGAAAAGCGAAGGAGTGAAAAGCAAGCAAAGGGGAAAAAAGAAAGCAAAAAAGTTAAAAAAAATCAAGAAAATTTAGATATTTGGGATATTCCTTATTAAGTGGTAAAATAAAATTGTGTAAAAACGAAAGATTAAAAAACACTGAAAAAACAAAGAAAAATGCCCAATTTACAGAACTTAAAACCGTGGAAAAAAGGCCAATCTGGAAATCCTAATGGAAGACCCAAGGGTGCTCTGAGTTATAAAACGATATTCAATTTAGCAGCAAAAGAAGTTGCAAAAAAACTAAAATTAGGAGAAGAACCAGAAGACTTTTTAAAAGCCCTGCTAATTGTAGGAGCAAAAAAGGGATTATCAGGAAATTATGCCTTTTACAAGGATATTCTTGATAGACTATTTGGGCAAGCAAAACAAATAATAGAAACAGAAGAAAAAAGAATTTTGATTTTAGATAAAGAGGATGAAGAAAAATAAACAAACCAATAAAAAAGAAAAGCAATTTAAAACAGCGAATTTTTATATGTGCGAAGAATGTGGATTTATAGGACTTAAACCATTTGCCGATTATAGCACAGATTTTCGAATCCTTATTACTCCCGAAGAATACAAACATCTCAAGGAAGAATGGAGAAAAATTTTGAAGTTTCAAAAATATATACGAAAATTATACAAGTTAAGAGGGATTAAAAAAGAGCAAAAACCAGAATACGAAAACCCAGAAATTCAAAAAATTTTTGAACTTTTTAAAGAAGTTATGGAAAGAGGGGGAGGAATAATAACTGCCAATCCTGAATTATGGGAAGAAAAATAAGATTGCTGTAAAATCGCGTGAGTGAAAAGATTTTTAAGGGATAGGTATAAAAGTATATGCTGATAAAAATCTTTCATTTGAAGCGATTTTAGAAGGATTTTCTTGATAAAAGATGTAAAATATTGTAAAATAGGCCTATTAAAATCGAGATTTTTTAAAGCATTTTTAAACGATGGAAAAAGTAAGTTTTCAACAGTTAGCAAACTTTACTCCCAAGCAAAAACTTTTTTTAGAATTAGTGAAAAACTATAGATATACGTTATTGAGTGGTGTTGTTGGAACTGGAAAAGCACTTAAGTTAGAGGAAGATATTCTAACCCCCTATGGATTTAAAAAATTAAAAGATTTAAAAGTGGGAGACATTATTTTAAATCCCGATGGGGATGCTCAAACTATTATTGGCTATTATCCACAAGGAATAAAGAAAACTTATCGTGTTTATTTTGCAGATGGAGCATATTTAGATTGCTCCGAGGACCATTTATGGCTTGTTAAAAGAGCAGAACGCAAAAGAAAAACAAAGGCTCAATGGAGAGTTTTACCAACCAAATTTCTTATGGGAAAGAGGGGGTATTATATACCCATCAATGAACCCTTAAAATTCAATCGTTATAAAAATTCTCCCCCCATACATCCTTATCTTTTAGGAGTTTTATTAGGAGACGGAACATTTTGTAATCATAGTGTAATTTCCCTTACAAATTATGATGAATTTATAATTCAAAAAATAAGGAAATTGGGCTATAAAGTAAGTGAATGGAGCAGGGGACACGTTTATAGCATTTCTAAACTTTATGGTCCTATAAAAGAATTGGGTTTAGACAATAAAAGAAGTGATGAAAAATTTATTCCCGATTGCTATAAGTGGGCTTCCATTGAGGATAGAATTGAATTAGTAAGGGGATTAATGGATACTGCTGGTTTTGTAGAAAAAAGTGGAAGATTGGTATTTTATACAACTTCTTTAAGATTAGCAGAAGATTTAAAATTTGTTTTACGTAGTTTGGGAGCAATAGTTATGACATCAGAAAAAAAACCATTTTATAAATTACCGGATGGGACAAGAAGGGAGGGTAAAAAATGTTATGTTTTATACATTTTAAGCAAACACAATGAGCAGTTTGTTTCTTTGCCTAGAAAAAAGGAACGTATTCATCAAACAAAAGCCTCTTTTGATCAACTTACAAGAAAAATTGTGAAAATTGAAGAAATTGGAGAAGATGAAATGGCTTGTATTAGAGTAGATAATCCCAATGGGCTTTTTATTGCTGGCAAGGATTTAATAGTAACGCATAATTCAAGATGTTTAAGATGGACTTTACTTTATCTCCTTTTAAAATACGCTTCTAAAGGCTATACAGGCTTACAAGCAGGCCTATTTTGCAATACATATCCAGAACTAAATGACAGGCATTTAAAATATATCAAGCAAGAATTTCCTAAGTGGCTAGGAACCTATAAGGAACAAAAACACGAATTTCATTTATCAGAAGAATACGGAGGTGGAATATTAGCATTTAGAAACCTTGATGAACCAGAAAAATATAGGTGCTTCAGCGAAGATACAGAGGTTTTGGTAAGGGGTAAGGGTTTTATTCCTGTAAAAGATTTACGAGAAGGAGATTTTTGTTTGAGTTTAAATCCTAAAACAAAAACAATGGAATGGCATAGAGTAAAAAAAATGTATATTTATGATTATGATGGAGAGATGATAGATTATTTTGGAAGATTTGGTGTTTCTTTTTGTGTAACTCCTAATCATAAAATGCTTATAAGAACAAGGAGAAACAAGGACTTGAGATTTGTATTAGCCAAAGATTTACCCCAAAGATTTTATGTTCCTGTTACTGGAAAATGGGAAGGCGAAAAAATGTCAGAAAAGATTATTTTTAAACCAGACGGAAATAAAGGAAAGACTATTGAATGTTCCTTAGAAGATTTTTTGAGATTTTTAGGGTGGTTTTTAGCAGAAGGATGTGCATCAACTGATGGAAATAGATATGGGATAAAAATAACACAATGTCATGGAAAGAACCATGAAAAAATAAGCGAAATGCTAAATAAATTGGGTGTTAATTGGCATTATAACGGGAAAGATTACACATTCAACAATAAAGCATTATACTTATATCTCGAACAATTTGGTAAGTCATACCAAAAATTTATTCCTCAAGAATTTAAAGATTTACCACCTCGATATTTGAAAATTCTATTGGAAGGATTAATTTTAGGAGATGGAACAGAATATTCCAAAAACAAAATGGTTTTTGTAACAACCAGCGAAAGACTTAGAGATGATGTAACTGAAATTTGTTTAAAGTTAGGATATTCTGTAACGTGCTTAGCAAAAGAAGAGACCGAAGGAAGAATAGCGGGAGGAAAATTGTGTAAGTGGAGAAAAAGTTTTCATCTTACTATTAATAAGAGAAATACAGAAAGAGCTTGTGAAAAATTTTATCCCGAAAGAATTTTGGGAAATAAAAAATATAAAACCAACAATTTTAAAAAAATTCATTATAAAGGGAAAATTTATGGACCTGTTGTTCCTCCGTATTTTAATATTTTAATCAGACACAGAGGAAGAATAATGTTTGTTGGACAGTCTTCAGAATGGGCAATTGTAGGGATAGATGAATTAGTCCAAATTCCAAAAGAAACCTTTGATTTGATTCTGGAAAGGAACAGGTGGGCAGGAATCGAAAACCCAAAATGCATAGCGGTGACAAATCCAGTTGGAGAATTCTCTGTTTGGGTGAGAGAATTTTTTGTTGAAAAAACATCAAAAGATAAAAGATGTAAAGAGGCAGGATTTTTGAAGGCAGAGAGAGGAGATAATCCATACATTTCTGAAAGTTATTATGAAGAATTAAGTAAAGGAATGGACGAGAAAATGAAAAAAGCACTGCTTGATGGTGATTGGTATGCTTTAGAAGGCGAAATGGATATTGAAGGCTACATGCGTTTGATTACATCTCAACAGTTAAACGATGCCATTATTGAAACAGATTATTCTTTAACTCAACCTTGTATTTTTGGTGTAGATGTAGGGGCAGGGGGAGACACGACAGCAATCGTGGTAAGAGATCAATTAACTGCCAAAGTTTTATTCAACCAACGGCTTGCAGATACAATGGCAATTTTACCCAAAATAGCAGAGTTTTATTCTGTCTATACTCCAAGAACAATAGCAGTTGACATTACTGGCGTTGGAAAGGGAATTTATGACAGATTAAACGAGACAAGGCTTTCTGAAAAAACATATGGGGTTGTTTTTGGCTCTAAAGCAGACGAGGAAGAAAGATTTTTCAATAAAAAAGCACAATTGTATTGGAAAGCCAGAGAATGGATTTTAAAAGGAGGAAAACTGATAAAAAACGATGCTTGGAATGAAGCCTTGACCATTAGATACAAAATCCATTCAGACAGGAAAATAAAAATAGAACCAAAAGAAAACTTATTAAAAAAGGGAATTGCTTCCCCAAACGTGTGGGATGCGTTTGCTCTAACTTTTGTTGAGGATTTAAACCAAATGAGATTTTACGAAGATGAATTATGGACATAACAAAAATCTTACCAAATTTTTCTGGATCTTCTGACAATGTTAAGGTAGAAAGAATCGAGTTTAGAGAAAAAGGAATTTTTACTTATATTGAGGGGGAAAAAGAGCCATTCCCAGGGTTTTTAAGTCCAGAATTTTTACATTTGGCAGCAATCCAAAAATATATTCTTTTGTTTTACCTTTCTCACCCTTATCTTTTGCCGTTTTTTAAAAGTTTTTATTTGACAATTTACAGGAAGGGATTAAAGAGGTTTGAATTTTCTTATCCATATTTTTGTTCTTTTGTTAGAGCCTTAATAGATGCTTTTATTAAAACTTTCGGACTAAATTTTACAGATGACATTAGAGATTTTTATTATTCAATTTTTATGATTTTGGAATTAGACAGTGCTTATAGATTGAGATTTCAAAGGGTTCTTGCTGGCAAAAAAATTAAAAACAAAAAAGATTTAATTTTAATTTTTAAAGAATTAGAAGAAAGAGAAAAAGACAAAAGAATGAAAAGGAAGTGGTTTATTATTAGGGTTTTTTTAAACATATTTTCCCCCTTGCTTGAATGGAAATTTAGACTATTGACATTCTTTAAAAATATAGATAACATAGAATTGAGCAAAGAAGATAAATATTGGTTGCTTTCTTTAAAAAATAGTTTTATAATATAACAAAATGGCAAAAGAATACACGGGAATACTTTTAGCAAGGTTTGATAAAAAAGAAATTGAAAAAGTTCACCCAGATTGGTTAGTTCAAAGAGGTCCTGTGAAATTTTTAAAAAATGAGGTTAAAGAGAAATTAAAAGAAATTCTTTTACAGAAAATATATCAAGGGGCAAAAGAAAGAAAGTTTAAAATTTTAGAAAACATTGTTATAAGAGAAACAGAAAACTCGTTTTTAGCGATGACAATTGCAGAACCAAAAGGTTTTCTTTATAGGTTAAAAAAATTAATAATGCCAAAAATTACACAAGAAGAATTTGAAAAAAGATGTTTAGATGTTCTAAATAAGTTTGATTTGGTTCCTGTAACACCAGACGATATTCAACAATATGAACAAAGAAACATCAATACCATTCAATAGACAACTGGAACTTCCTTTTCTACCTCTAGAAGAATGGAAACCAGAAGAGATTTTACAGGTTGTAAAAACTCAACACACCGACGCCTCCCAAGATACAAACCAAAAGAAACTAATTTGGTTAAACTTAATTAAACTCTATCTCAACCAATACAAGAAACTAATTGCTGACGATATTTATTTGGGTTCTAATTTGGTATTCAATCAATTTCAAGAAACCTTCTCTGCGATAGATAGCGATCAAAGGAGGACGGAATTTGAGGCAAGAAATCCAGCAGACATTAAAGTAGTTAAATACACAAACGCAGTAGCAAATTTTGATTTCGAAGAAATGCAATTAGGAAAGGTAATGCGAGGTTTAATTTGGGATGTTATCTTTTTTGGAATAGGGATTTTGGATGTCTCTTTATACGACAAGAAAAGAAAACTTTTGATAGCGAGACCAGTAAATCCAATGCTTTTTTTCGTTGACAAACAAGCAACCTCTATCGAGGAGGCAAGATACGCAGGGAGATTCATTTATAAAACTCCATACGAGCTAAAACAAGATCCAAGAATAGATGAGAGCAAAGTAAAAGAATTGGTAGCCAGAAAAGTGGGTTCACAATCTTACGAAAAACAGCAATTAGTAGATGAAGCAAGGAGAACTTTAATTGGGAACTTGAACTTTCAAGAACCTCTACATCCCCAATCTTATATTGAAATTTTGGAATGGTATCTTTATGCTGGAGATGATTTATACGTTGTCTGGACGGATAATGCAGTAAGCATTCTATTGGGATACCAAAAAGTAGATTACAGAGACGCAGGAGATAAGAAAAGCAAAATTCCTTTTGTTCCTTTCTACTACATAAAAACAAATCTGTCTTTTTGGGGTATAGGTTTACCAGAGAAAGTTGAGGATTTACACAGGTCGGATGTTGTTTTGAAAAACTATCTCTTTCAGGGGATAAAGTTAGACGCAACTCCTACTTTCTTGTATAACTATGAAGCAATCATTAACCCAAGACACTTAACGACAAAAGAGATGGGAAAATCAATACCAGTTAGGGGCTATCCAGCAAATCAAATTGTTCCCTTTCCCAAAACGAATGTGGTTTCAAACGATACTTTGGCCTTTATGTCTTTAATCCAATCTGAAGCGTTGGGAATGGCAGGACAAACAAGGTTGGCTGGAGCGCTAATGGGAAAAACTTCAAAAAAAACAGCCACAGAATACGCTTTAAGGAAAGCAAAAGAAGATGTATTAATGAGTTCTTTAATGAGAAACATAATAGAGGGCGAAAAAGATTTCTGGTATCGCTGGCTAAAAAGACATCAAAGATTTATGAGCGAAAACGATACAAAATTGGTAGAATTGACTGGTTTTCAAGGAGCAAAAGAATTTTTAGAGCTTAGAAAATCCGAATTTATCCCCCAAGTTGATCCCAAAATTACTATTATTTCGTCTTTGGAGGCAGAACCGCAGAGAATTATAAAAAGAAGAGATTTAGGAGAAATTTTACCAACATTGCCACAAATTGGCGGAAATGCAAGAGAAGCGTTAAGATATATGCTCTTTTTAACAGATTTGAGCCCAGACCAAATAGAGGCTATTTTACCTCAAACACCTCACGAGTTTAAAGCAGAAAAAGAGAACGAAATTTTGAAATTAAATAAAGTGGTTCAAATTGATTCAGAAGATGACGATATGCAACACATTTCAGTTCACATGAGAATTAGTTCAACGGAGGCAAGGGAACTTCATATTGCGTCCCATTTAGCAAATATGTTGAGAAAAGAAAAGGAAAAGAGAAATTTAGAAATGATGGAAAGAGCAAAAGGGGGCGAGGAGGCAGAAGGGGGAATTCCTGCGGGAGAAAAAAACTTACCAGAGGAGATCCCCGAAGTAAGAATGTCAACCAAAACATCAGAGGATATTCTTAAACAGGTTTTACAATCTCCCCAAGAAGGAGCAAAAGAATTGGGGAAAAGTATAATTCCTTAAAGGTCGCAAAATTAAATCAAAACTATGCCCTTGACAAAGAAGGGAGAAAAACTACTTAAAAAATTTATAGAACAATACGGAGAAAGAGGAAAAAATATCTTTTATGCAAGTTTGGTTAAAGGAAAAATACCAGACAAAGGAATTCACGGAAAGGGAACGGGAAAACTTGAAAAAGCAAAGCGAAGTTATGCGAAAAAACACAAAAAGAAAAAGAAATAGTATGGAAAATACCAAATTAGAATATTATTTTGGGCAAGAATTAGCAGAATATCTTGGGAACGATGTAGAAAAAGCAAGAGAATTAGTGAGAAGTTTTAGGGTTATTGAAAATAGTCCTGAATGGAGAATTTTAAAGGAGATTATTAGAAACACGAGAGAAAGAATAATTGATAACCTGAAATCTTCCTCCCTTGACTTTGAGGTTTTAATCAGTTATAAAGAACAAATAGGAGCATTAGATTTTTTGCTGAACCTTCCATCAGAGTTGACAAAGTTTCTTGAAATTGAGATAATTAGGAAAGAAGAATAAAGGTCGAAAAAAAATAAAACATTATGCCAAAAAGAAAAATGGTAAAAGAAGACATAGCGCCAGAAAAAAGTATCCCAGGGGAAGTAAAAGAAAGCGTTTCGCCCAAAAGAGAGGAAAGAAAAGAGGCAACGGAGTATCCCAAAATTATAGGTGGAATTTGTGAATATTGCGGGATACCAGCAAGAGAATGTAAACATTTCAAAGAGATATTCGCACAAGGGAAATTTAGATGTTTGTGCGGTGCAAGTTATAACCCTTCTTCGTTTAATCAATCAATTTACATGTATGTGCCAGAATGGAAGGCTTGGATTTGTAATTCGGAGGGATGCAGAATGCAGGCAGGATTGAGAGGTGGATATGCTAAACCAAAAATTTTAAAGTTTTACAATCCATAAATTTGTAATTTAATTCCTCCTTACATTCCCCGATGTAAGGGGCGTATAAAAAGGGCGTAAAACAAAACCATGGAAGAAACCAAACAAATACAAGAACAACAAGAACAACTAACAAACGAGATAGAAGGAAAAAAGCCAATAGAACAAAGAACCGAGGAAAAAAGTCCAACAATAGAGGAAATTGAAGGAAACGCAATCAAACTTCTTCGGAGGAAATATGAGCAGACACTTAAAGAGAAAAAAGAATTAGAGGAAAAAATTTCCTCTCTACAAGAGGTTGCCAGAATTGCCAACGTAGACGAGATATTAAATAAATTAGACAAACTTGAATTCGAGAATTTACTTTATAAGAAATTCCCAGAATTAAAAGACGAAGCAGAAAACATAATGAAAGAAAGAAAAGAAGGAGAAAACTGGGAGGAAACAATTTATAGATACATTGGCAAGAAAAAAGCAACTTCTGGAGAGGAAAAGGCTGGATTTTCTTTGGGTTCTGCTCAAACTCCAAGAATTGTATCTGAACCCGACTTCCTTAAATTGCCCAAAGAAGAACAAGAAAAAATAGCAAGAGAACTCTTTAAACAAGTATTTGGGATAGAATAAGTTTATGAAGTATGAAGTCGCCGAAAGGTCGTATAAAAAAGACTTCCTACAATGGCAACAACTACTACTTCTAATCTTGAAGCTTCTGGAAAAGCCCTGGGTATTTATTTTGACACGAGAGTAATTGAAAGTTTACAACCCCACCTCTATTTTGAACAATTTGGAACTGTTGAGACTGTCCCCGAAGGAAACTACACTTCCAGATTTTTCACGTTTAACCAGATTGCAAGCTCATCTGTAACACAATTGACCGAAGGAACCACTCCTACCGCAATCTCTGTTTCCGTTAATGCCATTGACACGACTCCAACTCAATATGGGGTTAGCGTTGAAATAACAGATTTGGTCGCCTTGACCTCTGTCTTTCAATTGGTAAATACAACCCTCAATGAAATTGGTAAAGCAATGGCAAGGAAAATTGATGAGGTAATTCAGACAGTTGTTAATGCTGGAACTAATGTGGTTTATCCTGGAACCTGCACCGCCAGATCCTCTATTACTTCATCTGATTTGATTACTGTTGGCTTGATTTTTAAGGCAGTCCAGAAATTAAGAAAAAACTCTGCTCCCGAATATGCTGGCGGAGGATATGCTTGTGTAATGCACCCATCGGTTGCTTATGATTTAATGACCTCTGCTGGAACTGGAGCAAGTTATTGGGAGATGCACAAATACGCTCAACCTGAAAATCTCTTTCGTGGAGAGATTGGCGCTATTGCTGGAGCAAGGATTGTTCAATCTCCTAATGTTCAGACTTTTACTTCAACTACGACTGTTTATCCGACTACCTTAATTGCTGCTGATGCTTATAGAATTTCTTACTGGTTGGCAAGAAAAGTAAATACTTATGTGTATCCTCCAGAAAACGCTGTTTCTATTACCAACCAATTAGGACAGAAAGGATGGGTTGGTGCAAAGACCAATATCGGGGTTGCAAGAACTCAAGAGGAAAGATTGATTAGAATTGAATCTGCGGCAACCGCTTTATAGTGAGTAGATAGAACTCAAAAACCCTGATTGGGGGCTATGGGTAAGGGAAGCATCCTTGTGGCTTCCGCCCCCGTTTTACTAAAATGCAATTGTCAACCATCTTTGAAAAAACCAGAAAAATAACCAATACGAATTCAACGACTTTATCAGACGTTGACCTTTTATCTCTTACTAACGAGACTTATTTAGATATTCAAAGAAGTTTGGCTAACGAAGAAATAGAATTATTTGGCACAATTAAGAAAACTGATTTAGTGGCAGGACAAGCAAACTATTCTTTGCCGAGTGATTTATTAACTATTTTAAGATTAGAAATTAACTACGATGATCCAACTGACGAAGATAAATGGAAAAAAATAGACCAAGCAGATTTGGGAAATTTGCCCTATGAATGGTATGAATTATTAAAAACCCAACCAAAAACAAAGCCATTAATGGATTTATTTGGCGGACAAGTTTTTATTTTTCCCAAACCAGAAGAAGACAAAGCAAACGGATTAAGAATTTGGTATATCGTTAAACAACCAGAATTTACTTCTACTTCAGATGAAATCCCCGCAATTTTAGATACTTATTATGATGTTTTTGTTTATGGAAATGCTTTTAAGTATTTAGAACAAATAGGACATCCAGACGCTAACAGAAAATTTGAGTTATACCAGTTTTATTTAAAGAAAATGATTGACGATTTAAAAGTAGAGGTAATAGAGCCAATTAAAATGAAAAGTATTGATTACTTTAACAAGGGCTGGCTTTAATAAACTATGTCAGCAGATGCAGTCAAAAATTTTTGTAAAGTAGAGGTTTCAGGATATTACGGAACAAGCGAAACCTCCATTACTTTAAAAA